TTTATATCCTTCCTCTTAGGCTTTGAGAATATTCGCGCAAAATTTTTATCAAAGGCATCTTTGTCATAAGGCTTCTGCGTGCTGCCCTTGCCGCCATCCCACTTAGTCATTTCTTTCTCCTTGACATCTTATTGGCAGTTCTTTGTAAAGACCACTCTAGCAATTTGTCTAATAATGCTGATAAATATTTAGTCATGGTCGACCTCAGGTGTAAATAACCTTGTGCCAACAATCATAGATGCATTTCCCATTGCTCTGAGCATGCTTTTTTTGTTGTGTGTACTTACATACAAAATCTGCATATCATGTTCTTCGAAAGTATCGTTACCTTCCTCCAAGTATGTTTTATCTGCATGTCTAATCCAGTCCAGTGCAGCTCTTTTGGTGCTGAACAGGTGGCTGTCATAACCGTTGATGTTGTCTTGAAAGTAATAAAACTTCATGCTGACACCTCCTGCTTGGCTTCTTCTCTTTCTCGCTTTTCTTCTGCAACCAGTTTGATTAAAGATTGCATGACTGGGTAAACCAGTTGGTCTGCGTGCCATAACGGCATGGCTGATTTAGTTTTAGCACACACAATTTGGTTATCCAAAAAATCACCTATAGTAAATGTCTTGATTCCGTTGAGTCCTGTGTTGACCGTTATCTCCTCATGCAAGCTATCCCTGAGTTGCAGCTTGAGTTGTTGGACCTTAGTCAGTTCTTTCTTAGTTTTCATATTGTTACTCCTAATATGTTGTTTGTTACAGTGTCTATACTAAGGGTATAAAGTATTAATGTCAACACTTATGTTCAAATTAATGTACTTTCTTTTTAGGAGTATCTGTTTCAGCTATAGATTGCTGCAAAGCTTCTTCAACAGCAACCAGTTGAACTTGATGGAGTAAAACCAAATTCGCGAGATTTTTATTTATCTCGTGCAGGGTCTTATTTGTATATTCGAGTTCTAAAATTATCTTCTCTATGTCAGCATCTTTTTTGTCTATGCTCATTTTCCATTCCTTTTATTTTGTTTATCAAAATATACTCTTGTGTAGTACCTTCTGACAATAGCCAAAAGTGATAACACTATTAATTGGCTTAAAGAAATTATAAACGAGTTATGGGTGAATAGTAGAACTATCGTAATTGTTATCCAAGAGAGAGGAAAGTTGAATAATGCACCTAGCATTGTATCGGCAATAGATTCTCTCATGGCTTCTTTGTTAATCTTCATGTTTTGGTCCTTTAAAAAACCATTATACACACTTCTGTTGTGATTAACACTTAGTTGGAAAAATGAATATAGAATTTGTGTAACTCAGTTACAGCTGCCTTGCTGAAGGCGTGCCTGATATTTGGGTGGTAGGGTCTTATAATTTTATAAAAGTGAACCTTGGTTTTGGAATCCAATAGAGTCCCTACCTATAAGGCTCTCCGGGCATGCATAAGTGCTAATGTTAGCACTGTGGACACATAGCAACTCTTGGCAATTGCTAATGTCACACAATAGCTGTGCTTTCTTATGTCGTAAGTCATTGATATACCGTTGTTTTTTTATTTTGGTCAAGAAATCANACAAATCCCCAGTAAAAACNCCCCCTCTCGGTTTTTCTTAGGATATATCTCTGTCAACGAAGTCTTGGGATGTCACACATCGTCATACTGTGCATCTACAATATCGCCACCGAATATCTCTTTGAGTCTGCCCTCAATATCTTTGTGGCTCATGTTATCCAAGGTAGCTGTAATGTTCAGGCTCTCAGTCTTTTTAATCTTTAAACCTGCCAGTTCATTGAGTTCACGCAGTGCTGAGACTGATGCATTGAACTGTCCTTTATCGTATGCCTCTTCACTAATCTTCCATAGCATCTTGGCTGTCTTTTCAGGAGTGATTGCATACTTGTGTGCAAGCTCTTGCTTCTTAACTTTGATAGCCTTAAGCACATTGGGATAGTCTTTGCCGTTCAAGAACTTTGTTGCAGCTTGGGCAGGAAACTCAAAGCCTGCTCTTCTTGCAGCCTCGGTTTGTGTGCAGTTGTCATTAACATAATGCCACACGAATCCATTTTGCATATCAGTTAATTCGAACTCAGGGTCTTCCTCAAATGCACTGGGTCTGTTGACCAATGGTGTGCTTGGTGGTTTCTTACCATTCTTTCTTTTATATTCAGCCATATCCATTCCTTATATTAAACTCTTCAGGGTAGAGGGTAGAGGGCATCCCACACTATAACCCTTATATATATCCATACCTATATATGCTATGCCTATACTATATATATACTTATTATTATTATATATACTATACCCTATACCCTAAAGCACACCTAAACAGCGTAGCAATGGGGTCTCACGGTCAGGGTAAGGAACAGGGTAACAGCCTCTCTCTGCAGTACCCTATCCCTTACTCTTAACACATAAACACTAAATGTTGAGCTATTTGCCATGCCCTGCCCTGCCCTTCTTATCTTTTAAGTAAATCTCCACATCTGCATCACAACTTGGGCAAGACAAATTCGTGACCATATATTCATCTTCATTGTCATCAGTTATAGTGTTGTCACCCTTCCATAGTAACTCCTCTTCACAATGCCAACACTTCATCAGCAGCCACCATCTTTGTGTAGCTTAACAAAATGTTCTGCATCCAAGACCACAAGGACCTTGCTCCTGTTTCTTTTGATAACAAGCAGCGGCTCATAGCCTTTGCAATTCGTTTGTGCTTGGTCGTAGGACTTCCACACATTCAGCGCTTCCTGATTCTTGCACTCAATGCTGTAGGGAAACACCTGCCTTGATTGCTTACCCATGATGATGTCCTCACCTTGAGAACCCATCGGTCTGCTTTCCAAATCCTCGCCGTCTAATCCCAGTAAGTCCACGAGCATCTGCCGAAACTTCTGCTGTAGCAGTCTACCCTTTTGTTTTGCTGATTGAGGCTTCATGTTTGTTCCTTATAGTATGTATTGATATGTATACTTTCCTTTAGTTGTTTTGTAAAAGGCTTTACCACAGTCAAGCGCGTCTTTAATTTTTTGTGCATAAGGTTTTATTTTTCCTTTATATTTAGTTCTGATTGTTTTGTCGTGATATTGTCTACCTTCAAAAACAATAACTCTTGCTCCCTTAACTTCACCTATCATTTTCCAGTTAGAGGCTTTGTATATTGTACCTTCATGCCCATATTCCTTGTCTGCATAACTTACTACAACTTTACCACNCCAGTCTTTTTTCAATTCCCTTAAAGACCAACCAATAAAAAAACTTTCTGCATTTTTTGGTGTGGCATCAATGCAACATAATCTTCTAAGCTCAATAACATCACTTTCATTATCTGCAAACCTTTTATGTTGATTAAACATCGCCATTCTTCCATAAAACAAGGCGCCCTTCATGACATCGTTTTGGTCGTAAAGCGCGTAACAATAACTTGATTTGCACCCATTTATTGATTTAGAGTAATGCCATTGTTCTATAAATTCCTTAATTTGATTGCGTTCTACTCGTTTGACACTCCACCCTTTTAAGTTCATACCTATGTCCTTCATCTCTCGATGTATTCATGCTGCATCTATTTGCACCATGCCAAAAAATCGCGACCACTGCGCTAAAGTCAACGAAGCATGCACAGAGTGCCAACTATCACGGCTAGAAGGGTAAGTCGTCAAAAGATTCTTGTTTCTCTAAGTCAACCAGTGCGACATCATATACCTTCTTGCCGTTAGTCTTTCTTGCCTCGATACCACGGTCAGTCAATACCCTACTGGCATCTTTGAAATCTATGTTCCTTGGATTTCTAATACCCAAGGCTCTCAACATAGCAGTAAGCTGCCATGCTTCTTTCTCACTTTCTAATGCATCGAAGTTCACATGTTGTAATAATAAATCCTCAACCGCACCTTGCGTTCTAAATCCTTCATTGGATTCTTGTAGCATCTCTCTTTCTTCTTTAGTCAGATACCAGTTCTTTTCTCCATGTACATACAAGGTAGCTTTTACTTCTGCCCATACTTGTTGCATATCTATACCATGATGTGGGTCTATGTCTGTAACCTTTAGACACCAAAATCTTCTGTTACCACTACCATCCATTAAGAACTCAGGCTCGTTTACTGAAGCAAAGAAGGCTGTGCGTCTTTGGTAGTTGGTAAAGGTCCTATCGTATGGCAACCTCATCTCATCAGACCTAGATGTTATAAATGCTTTAAGTTGATTGATGTCTGCTTTTTTGAATGTAGACTCAAGCTCACCCAGTTCTACAATCCAATGACTTACTGCCTTTTTAACTGAGTCTTTATCTTTTGGGTCAAGCGTTGCACCTTCTAATAACCAACCTTTATTAAAGTCAGCTAATCTTTTAAACCATAGCGTCTTACCGAGACCCTGTGCGCCTTGAAATACCAATAAGCCTTCTAATGATACACCTTCTGTCTCGTAGACACATGCTACACAGCTCAGTAACCACTTCCTCATAAGCATGTGCTTTAGTTCTTCATCCCGGCTCGATACTGTATTACAAAAATCATTAACCCTGCTGACACCATCCCAAGGTTTTGAGTCTATCCATAATGCTACAGGATTTAATTCTTTTGCTATTATCTTCATAGCATCTCTTACTCTTTGATGCGGAACAAAGTTCTTAATACAAAGATTCTCTACTTCAACCAGCATTGCCTCATCTTTTAAATCAGCAATAGGTTTGAAGTTAGGTATAAGTATATCGATGCGTTTTTTAATTACATCGTAATGACAACTGATACCATGTGCTTGCATTAAAGCATGATAGTTGTCAGTAGTAGCCATGACTCTGCCGTTCGTTGATTTTTCATAATCATGCAGCTCAGGTACATCGACACGCTTTTCTATTAGCTCGCCATTCATCGCCATTTGGTCGTTGAAGTCCATCCCTTCTTGTTCAGGCATAACAACCTGTGCATTAGTAACTTGTGCTGCTGCAATAGCCTTGGTCTTGCCAACCTCATTAGAATCGTTGTCTGCATAGATAACATATTCCTTACCCTTAAGTTTTTCTGATAGCTTTTGCGACACACTCAGCATGTTACCTGCATTAAAACAAACCACCATGGGTATGTTCTTTTCTTTATATATAGTCATGCAGGTTGCATAACCTTCACCTATGCCAACTGTCTTTGCTTCCTTCATAAGCTCTGTGCCTATGATAAAGAAACAGCCACCAGTCTTACCGCCTGCAAGAAATCGTTTCTGTCCGTCTTGTTGTATTGTTTGTAAACTCCATAGCTTTCCTGTTTCATCCATGATTGGAATAATGAGTTTACCCTTGTGTTCCCTAAGAGAATGGGATGCGACATCCTTACTAAGTAAGTATGGATGAGAGTCACATGGCGATGCCACATCCCAAATTGTTTTGGCTTTTTCTGAGATTCGCAGATGTCCTGCTATCTGTTGCTCCTCAGCTTCTTGCCTAAATTTCTCCAATGCGTCGTAATTAATCTTGGTAGACTTCCGTCCTGATAATTTAAAGTTATGCGTTTGTCCTGTCCGATAGTCAGAGGCGAAACCAATAGGTGTCCCATAATTATCATAGAAAGCGTAGTAACCTGATAGTGCTTTCTTGTTGTTGACATTGGTATATGCTCTTTGTGGTTTAACTGGATTAACTTGTAGTTCTTCTTTTGTCTCGAAGCCTTGTGCTTCTAAGAATTGTTGGAAGCTATATATAGCGTCCATTGTCAGAGGTTTATCCATGTTCTTGGAACCATCTGAAATATTTTTTATTCCCATACTTGCTCTCTCATCTAAAGTTCTATATTATGTTCTATTGAATACCTTACAATATAGTATGGTAGGAAACAAGAACTTTAATAATTATTTTTATAGAGAGGAATATTATGGCACTAACAATTAGTGAATCAGGTGGTGGGAACTACGAACAGGTACCAGTGGGAACACACAATGCAACATGTTACATGTTAATTGATGTAGGAACCCATGATGAAACATTCGAAGGCGAAACTAAAAAAAGACACAGTATATTTATTTACTGGGAACTTAACGAAGCCAAAATGACAGACGGCAGACCATTTTCAATCATGAAACAATACACGCTTTCATTAAATGAGAAGTCAGCTTTGTTTAAAGACTTATGTGCTTGGCGTAAGAAAAGATTTACTGACGAGGAGTTAGCAGGTTTTGATTTAACCAGTGTATTAGGCTTTACATGTGATGTCGAAGTAGGTCTTACCAGTGGTGGCAAAGCCAAAGTAACATCAGTCTACAGTCCTGATGGCGGTGCAAAAAGAATGGACACAGTTAATGACCAAATAGCTTTTGATGTTGATGAATATGCAGCAGGTGATAAAGGTGCAATTAGTGCATGGGTAGAACTACCATCTTGGGTGCAAACTAAGATTGAAGATTCTTTTGAAGTGGCAGCAAGCAACAAGAAAGCAAGCGCTGCGACTAGTGATGAAGAAGTAGAAGGTGACTTCCAATCCTTAGAAGAACTTAGCGATGATGAGGAAAGCTCTTCACCTAAGAGTGAAATATCAGAAGACGATATACCATTTTAAAAAGTTTGGCTGTTAGGTTTATTGATTTATTCATATTAATACGACTCCTTATCGTAATAAATTTAGCAGCCTTTTTTAATACTTATGAGTAATGTAATAGAATTGTCGTCACACAAAGACATGATAGTAACAGAGGGTGTTTACATGAACATGCCTTTTACACAATACAATGAGTTGAAAGCAGTTCGTTCACACGACCTTACTTCAATCATAAAAGACCCATACACTTGGAAATATGAAGATAAGCCTGACAGCGAAGCTTCTTTCTTTGTTGAGGGTAGATTGCAACATTGTTTATTCTTAGAGCCACATGTATTTCATGATGAGTTTGTAGTAGCTCCTAAGACAGACAGAAGAACCAAAATAGGCAAACAAGAATACGAAGACTTTATATCCACTGTTGGTGACAGAAGCATTGTTAGCCAAGACCTGTATGATGCTTGTCAAAAGCGTGTAGAAGTTTTAGATGCATTTAGACCAAGAAAAGAAGACAAGACTGAGCTTAGTGTTGTGTTTGATTACTATGGTCATTTATGCAAAGCACGATTTGATATGCTTCAGAACAATGTCATTATAGATTTAAAGACATGTAGAGATGCCAGTCCAAAAGGTTTTAAGCAAGCAGTAAGAAGCTTTGGTTATCATCAACAGGCTGCTTTTTATATAGATGCAGCTTTGTCAGCAGGTCTATCTGAAGTAGATAGATTTCAGTTCTTAGCCATACAAAAACAACAGCCTTACCCTTATGCTATTTATGAAATGAGTGATGAAGCCTTGGAGTATGGTAGAGCTATGAATGAGAAAGCTTTGGATATGTTAGTCAGATGCAAGGAGACTGATATATACACACCGTTCAATCTGCACAATTCAATCGTAGAGATTAAGTTGTCAGACTTGTAGGAAGATGAGCTTGAATACCATTAGAACCCCCCCTAACCTGAATA